TTTAATTTATAGAGACAAAATCTTTTGTACAAATCAAAACAAGAATAACTATACTGTTAATGAGAATCAATACGTAGCAAACGTTACAACAAACGAATTTAAAATATATGAGTAATATATCAATTGTAAATTTAAGTGCTTATACAAGTCCTACAATACAAGAAAACAAGAAAAATAACTATATTGAATATGGTGCTGATAATAATTACTTTCAATATTTAATTGATAGATATTTATATAGTGCTACAAATGGTGCTATTATTACAGGTGTTTCTAATATGATTTATGGTAAAGGATTAGATGCTTTAGATTCTAATAAAAAGCCAAATGAATATGCACAAATGAAATCTATTATAAAAGATTCTGATTTAAAGAAAATAGCTTTAGAAAGAAAACTTTTAGGAATGGCTGCTATGCAAGTTGTAATGGAAAAGAATTTGGTTAAACAAATACTTCATTTTCCTATGCATACATTAAGAGCAGAAAAATGTAATGATAAAGGACAAATTGAAAACTGGTTTTATTATCCTGATTGGACAAAAAAGAAACCAAGTGAAGAACCTAAAAAGATTCCTGCTTTTGGTTTTGGTAATGGTAATGAAGTTGAACTTTATATTATACATCCTTATGTAAGTGGATTTGACTATTATAGTCCGATAGATTATTCGGGTTCTTTACCTTATGCTTTGCTTGAAGAATCAATAGCAGATTATCAAATTAATGATTGTCAGAACGGATTTAGTGGAACTAAAGTTATCAATTTCAATAATGGAATTCCTACTGAAGAAATGCGTGATAAAATGAAACGTGATGTACTTGGTAAATTAACAGGTGCAAGAGGTGAAAAAGTTATCATTGCTTTTAATGCAAATGCTGAAAGCAAAACTACAGTTGAAGATTTACCTTTAAATGATGCACCTGCACATTACGAATATTTATCTAAAGAATGTTTTGAAAAACTAATTGTAGGTCATAGAGTAACAAGTCCTATGTTATTAGGAATACGTGAAACAGGTGGTGGTTTAGGTAACAATGCAGACGAAATAAAGACTGCTACGCTATTATTTGATAACATAGTAATAAAACCATATCAATTAGAAATAACTGATGCCTTAGACGAAGTTTTAGCTATTAATAAAATATCATTAAAATTATATTTTAAAACAATACAACCTTTAGAATTTGTTGATATATCAGGAATGAACGCAGAAACAACAGAAGAAGAAACTGGTGTTAAAATGAGTTCAGATAGTAACGCTGATTTGTTAATTGAAAAAGGTGAAACTTTAGGTGATGAATGGTTTTTAATTGATGAAACTGAAGTTGACTATGAAACTGAAGATGAATTAGATTTAGAAATTGAAACTTTAAATAATAAAAAGAAAAGTACTTTGTCTAAAATGTGGCAATTTATTACTTCTACAGGAACTGCAAGACCAAACGCTAAAAGTCCTGAACAAGATAAAGTTATTGATGGTGTTCAATTTGTTACAAGATATGTTTATAGTGGTGATTTAACAGGTGAAAGACAATTTTGCAATAAAATGTTAAGAGCAGATAAAGTATATCGTAAAGAAGATATTGTTGCAATGGAAACGCAAGTTGTTAATTCAGGTTTTGGACCAAAAGGTTCTGATTCATATTCTATCTGGTTATACAAAGGTGGAGCACGATGCAACCATAAATGGCTAAGAAGAACTTATGCAAGTTTTGAAACTAAAATTGACCCTACAAATCCAAATGCAAAAGCTATTAGTTCTGCAACTGCTGAAAAATATGGTTATAGAATTAGAAACGAAAAAGAAGTAGCAATGAAACCAAGTGATATGCCTACAAAAGGTTACACACAAGAGTATTGGGATAAAATGGGATATACAAATTAATAAGATATGGCACAAGGTTTATTTATAAGTACAAACGATATAGTTAAATTCACTGTTTTAAATGGTAATTTAGACCCTGATATTTATACACAGTATATTTTTCAAGCACAACAGTTACACATTCAAAACTATTTAGGAACTAAACTATATAACAAAATTAACGATGGTATTGTAGCAGGTAATTTAGCAGCACCATATACAACGCTTTTAAGCGTATATATTAAACCAATGGTAATACATTGGGCTATGGTAGAGTTTTTACCTTATGCAGCTTATAAAGTATCTTCAAAAGGAGTATTTAAACATAATTCTGAAAACAGTACAACAGTTGAAAAGAATGAAATTGATTTTTTAATTGAAAAAGAACGTGATGTTGCACAAAGTTATACAAATAGATTCATTGATTATATGACTTTTAACCAATCATTATTTCCTGAATATAATAGTAATTCAAATGCTGATGTATATCCTGATAAAGACGCTAATTTTGGTGGTTGGGTTTTGTAATATTATGAGTGTAAAAGAAACATATAAACCTAAAGAGGTAAACGTAAAGAAATTAGAAATTTTCTTAAATAAATTAGATAAAAAGATATGAGTTTAAATTTTTCACATATAAAAGGAGATACATTTGAAGCGGTTAATTTCGCTGTTGTTAAAAATACTGTAGCTTTAAATTTAACAGGTGCAGTTATTAAAATGCAAATTAAAAAAGAATGTGGTGGAATATCTATTTTATCTTTTACAACTGTAGCAAGTGCAGGTTTAACTATAACTAATGCTGCTGGTGGTTTATTTAAGATTAATAAACAGATTATAAATATACCTGAATTCAATTATATTTATGATATTGAAATTACATTTTCAAATGGTGATGTTAAAACTTGGATTGATGGTGATTTTATTGTAAAATGTGATATAACAAGATAGTATGCCAGATAATGTAAATATAACTGTAAACGAAACTATAGAAAATGTAGTTATAAATCCTTCTATTTCTACAGATGTTATAGATGTAAATATAGCGGCTACTACAGAAAATGTAACTATTGATGTAACCCCAAATTTAACTACTGTTAATATTAATACTATTACTAGTGGTTTTTATGTTCCTTATACAGGTGCTACTCAAGATGTAGATTTAGGTTTATTTGATATTACTGCTGCACATTTAATAAAAGATGGTGGACAATCAAGTCAATTTTTAAAAGCAGATGGTTCGGTTGATAATAATGTTTATTTAACTTCAGCAGATTTACCTTCAACTTTAGATTTATATGCAACTACAACGGCATCTGATATTGTTGGATATACTGTTTTAGTAAGAAATATATCTGATTCACGTTTTAATACTATTGCAGTTGATGTTTCAACTGGTGTAATTACAACTACAGGTCAATTGGTAGGGCAATTAGTAACAGATGCTAATATAATATCGGGAAATCCAGGAGTTTTCAACATTACAACTATAGGTAATATATCACGTACAAGCGGAACAGGACAAGCTGAATTTTATTTTAGAGTTTATAAACGTACAAGTGCAGGAGTTGAAACATTTATTACAGAGTCTGATAAAACATTACCTGTAACAAATGGAGGTTATACTGAATTTTCTGCAACTGCTTTATGGAATGATGGTATTTTTACAAATACTGATAGAGTAGTTTTAAAATATTACGCAGATAGATTAACAACTCCAACTGGTTCAAATCCTGTTTATAGGTTTCAATTTGGTGGAATAAGTCCTGTAAGAAGTACAGCAGCTATTCCTACATCTGTAATGCCAAATATTTATTTAAGAGACTTGGCAGATGTTGAAAATGTAGATGCTTTAAATAATGAAGTACTGTATTGGAACGATGCTGATAGTTTATGGGAACACAGTTCTGTAATAGGTTTATTATCCCCTGCAAGTTCTACAGTAAATGGGTATTTAAGTTCAACAGATTGGACTGCTTTTAATAGTAAAGCAGATGATAATTTAGTAGTTCATAAGGAAGGGACAGAAACTATTACAGGAGCTAAGACTTTTAATCCATCAGTTACTGCCACAAGTTCTATTGCAAGGGGTACTTATTTAACACCTAGTTTAATTGCCTCAGCAGCTAATGACGGACTTTATGCTATAGATGTAAACCCTTCATTTTCAAATAGTGCTTTTACAGGAGTTACAAATAATGGAATAAGAATAACCACTAGTACTAATAGGTCTTTTGGTGGTTTATTAGTTGCGAATACTGCAAGCACAGGAGTTAGTACTACTGCAAGAATTCAAGTATCAAGTAATGCTGCAAATTTTCAATTAAGTTCGACTGCTTCAAGTTATTCTACTTTTGGAATGACACGAGCTTCTTCTAATTTACTATATGCGACAGTTGGTTCTATGTCAATAATTAGTGCAGATTCATTTATTTCTTTAGGAACTGGTGCTTCTGGAGGTACTGAAGGATTTAGAATGTTTAATAGTACTAGAAATATTTTAATACAAAACGGTGGTACGTTTACAGATAACGGTTATAAACTTGATATTAACGGTACACAAAGGGTTCAAGGGTTATCATCTTTGAATAGCGTAGTAATTAACAATACAGTTTTAAATGCTTCTGCAGTATTACAAGCTGATAGTACTACAAAAGGTTTTCTACCACCAAGAATGACAAATGCACAAAGAATAGCAATAGCGTATCCAGCAATTGGTTTATGTGTTTATTGCACAGATACAATAGAGGGACTTTATATAAATAAATCCACAGGGTGGACATACATAGGTTAATAACAAAAACAAAATGACAAAATTTGATTGGATTATTTCAGCAATGGAATGTAAAGTAAAAGAGGACAATTTAACAGATATTGTAATATTAATTAATTGGATATACAATGCAACAATAACAGTTGAAGATAAGAGTTATTTCGCTGATACTTATGGGGCAACGTCATTGCCATTACCTACAGAAGAAAATTTTATTCAATATGTAGATTTAACTAAAGAGCAGGTTGTTGGGTGGCTAGAATCAATATTAGATGTACCTGCAATGCAGATGCAATTAGAAGCGAATATAGATTTACAAATAAATCCAGTTAGTGTAATACTTCCACTACCATTTAATAACTAATAAATAAAATATTAACTAAAATATATTAATTATGTCAGATTGGGGACAAGGTGCAAATAACAACAATATAGGTTGGGGTCAAGGTGCTATTAATAACATTATTTCTTGGGGTTATTCTCATTTTATTAGTTGGAGTGGTGATACAGAAATAGTAGGAAATGAAGGTATTATAAACAATAATTTTTACATAAGAGTTTTAGCTAATTCAGGAATTATAGAAGCACAATCTTGCTTATTAACAACATTAGAAAATTTAGATAGAATATGAGTTTATTAGAAAAAGCGTCTTTGGTAGTTACACCAAATGCATACAAAACAAGCGTACTTTATTCAGTAGTTCCAAACACTACGTTAGGTGATATGAATGTAGTTCGTGCTACAACAGCTACGAGAGTAAACGAACAAGGACTTATTGAAAGCGTAGGTTTAAACATTCCACGTATAGACTATACAAACGGAAGCTGTCCGAGTTTATTGGTAGAGCCACAGAGAACGAATCTTTTAACTTATAGTAATGATTTTACTGATACTGCTTGGGTAAAATTAAATTGTTCAATAACTGCAAATAATACAACAAGTCCAGATGGGAATGTTAATGCATCAAAATTAACAAGTACTGTTGCTGGAAATTTCTTATACAACGCAGTTACAACAGTAAATGGAATATATACTTTTTCTTGTTTTGTTAAAAAATTAGATACAGATAATATTAATATATCTGTAACAGATTTTGCGACTGGTTCATCTTTTGGAATATTTAATTTTACAACAGGTTTATTTACTTTGGTAGTAAACGGAGGAAGTTGGACAAATACAACTGCAAATGTAATTAGTTTACAAAATGGTTGGTTTAAAATATCATTAACATCACAAAAAAACGCAGGAACTGTTGTTAGTTCAAGAATAGATAGTTTTGATGTTGGAACTTCAGTTTATATCTACGGTGCTCAATTAGAAGCAGGAGATTACGTTACTTCATACATTCCGACTGTATCTACTTCAATAACTCGTAACGCTGATGTTATTAGTAAAACAGGAATAAGTAGTTTAATAGGACAAACAGAGGGGACTGCTTTTGTTGATTTTTATGCAAAAGGTAAATATGATGCTTTAAATATGTTGCTTTTAATTTCAGATGGAACTTCAGCAAATATGTTTTATATAGCCTTAACAGATGGAAAATTTGAAGTTTATATGCAATCTTCTTCAACTCCGCAATTTGTATATTCAGGAGCAACAATTTTAAATGAAAATTCAAGAAATAAAATAGCTATTGGATATGCAAATAATGATATAATATTATATCACAACGGAGTTCAATTAACAACAGACGCAACTGCTACTATACCAACTACTTCAAGCATTAGATTAGGTTCTTATCTTAGTGATTCTTTTTTATATAATTCTGGAATTAACTCAACTCAACTTTACAAAACTCGTTTAACAAATACAGAACTTGCACAATTAACAACTATATGATATATAAATTAAATTATACAGACAAAGAAACAGCAATAAAAGACTTCATTAAAAAAGGAGTCTTTGTTGAGGTTACAGATTTAAACAACGAGAAGCAATTAACATACGGTAAAGATATTCAAGCTATTGTTGAAATTGGTAAAATAGTTCTAACGAATGGAACTTACGACGCAGACTTTAAAGAATTAACTGCACCTGTTTTCGCTGATGGATATGCTTACGATGTTATGAGTGATACTGAAATAGTTTTCGAAAGTGAAATATTCCCAACTAACCCAAGACACGGATTTGCAGGTTGTGAACCGATTAAAGATGAGCAAAGAGCAATTTGATATAATATTAAGTAAATGGATTTCTCGCAAGCTACTTGTTTTTATGGTAGCTTGTGGGGGTTTATTTAGCGGTCAATTAACCTCATCTGATTGGGTTATTATTGCAACTGCATACATAGGAATTGAAGGAATAACAAGTATAGTAGAAAGATTAAGAAAATGATTGATAATTTAAAAATTTATTTATTGAATACAGGAGTATTTTTGTTTTCATTAAGTAAAGCAGAAGCAAGTTTAAAAATAGTATTATTATTATTTTCAATAGTTTATACAGGAATGAAAATATTTGATTGGCTAAAAGGTAAAAAAGATGAAGTTAAACAATAACGGCTATTTATTAATTACAGAGTTTGAAGGATATAGTTCTAAACCTTATTTGTGTCCAGCAAAGATACCTACAATAGGATATGGTAACACATATTATGCTGATGGAAAACGTGTAACAATGTTAGACAAAGAAATAAACAAACAACAAGCGTTTGAAATGTTTAAAGTAATTGCTGATAGATTTGCTTCTAAAGTTTCTAATTTAGTTAAAACACCATTAAATCAAAATCAGTTTAATGCCTGTGTAAGTCTTTGCTACAATATAGGTACAGCTAATTTTATGAATAGTACACTTTTAAAATTAGTAAATAAAAATAA